GCCGACCCTCTGCTTGTAAGGCAGAAAAGTCCGGCACATAACTAATTATCTCACAAACAATTATCAGAGCAAGCTGCTTTTGTTATAAACTATTTCAAATTAGACTTCTGTTTTAACAACTCTATCTCATGGTTCAAAAGAGCGATTTCCAGCTCCTGAGCACTGCATTTTCGCAATGCTTCCCGTAGCTGTTTCCGAAGGGAAGCGATTATTTCATCTTTTTCTTCCATACATTTATATTTTAAAAGAAAACATAATGCGTAATTATAACAGAAAACAACACATCAGAGATTGCTACTTTTCAATAGCATTATCCATACTTTCCATATTAATGGGAATTACCTCTATAATCATATCCATAATCGTTATTTGCAAATAGCAATTATCGAAACAATTAAAGAAGCAAAAGCAATAACTACGGCAAGAATACTAAATCTCTTAGCGGTACGATCAATTTTTCTCTCCTGCTCCAATCCCTGAAAAGCCCCCTGGCTGGCAAAATCATTTCCATGCGCATTCAATGAATATGAGGCCCATGTTTCATCTGTTAACTCTGCCATCAAATTTCCATACACTTTCAGTATATCATTCACTTGAGACATTAGTTGCCAATCAGCCTCAATATTTAGTTCTTCAAAATCAATTTCACCATCATTCTTATAAGCTTCAAGAATGATATAATTCGCAATTTCCTGTGGCTTATTCATATTTAATTCCTTTCATAAAAAGTTTTTCCCACACGATTTATATGCTCACCAATAGGAGTACCTATATTCTTATTGTAATCAACCACATCAACCTTATATAACAAACCCAAATCCTCTATCTGGATATTGATATCCATTAGCTGATTAAAGGTAAGCCCATCCCCCACCGCAGCCAAGTCAATATCCGATCCCTCGGAATACGTACCCTTGGCACGGGAACCGAAAATAAGTACCTTTTCTATATTGGGATAACGCCGGAACACACCGCAGATATCCGTTATTACCGTATCGCTTAATCCGTACATATCAAAACAATGTATTCATTTCAAGCCGTAACTTTTCTTCATTGAGTTTATCATCCAATCGCTGCAACAAATGGGAATACTCATCATATATATTACGGACGATTTCAATGGCATCACCTTCATTGTAAGTGTGTGAAGTGGTTACTCTGGCTTTCGCCATTCTGCGCCAACCGTCGTGGTCGGCAATCAAGCCATCTTCGAAAGCCTTCTGAAGCGTACCGTTCGGACCTTGCACAAATTCATAGCCTTTGTACTTTAATAAGTCTTGAAGAACCTTCCAGCCAAGTTCGAAAGTATATTCAAATCGCTGTATCAACCCTTCCATTTCCAATTCAGACAAATCATCCGCTTTCTTATCAGATTCTGTTATATCCTGAATACGCTTATTAGCGCGATGAAAGCTGTCGTATCTTTGAAGCCAACGTATATCTTGTTCCATAATTGTTTTTAGAAATATATGATTACATTATAAAAGGGTACTAATTTATTATATATTAATACCTTTAAGTTAATTAGACAACTCTAAAAAAGGTGCTAATTTATCTTCAATAAAAGAATAGTTCCGATGAGTCTTTATTTCTGCGATAACAGCTTTTATTTCATCATTATCTAATACTTTAATAAAAGTATCACGTTGCTGACGAGCTAAACTGACAATATGATCGACAGCAATATGTGCCCGTTTCATATCATATACATTTAAGGAATGAACTATAGATTTTAAAAAACTTCTTAGAGAAGAAGATAAATATTTATCTTTAAAAGTTATCCCTTGTACCATATATATGCCTATATAGGCTTCGTTAGACTCATAAAAAAGTTTTTCATCTATCCTCTGAATTTCACTTCTATATTTTTCTTGTATCTGCTGAAGATTACGTATTTCAGCTCTGTATTCTATTGAGTTATATATCTGAAAACCAACAATAAATGTCGTACATATTCCCATTAATGTTGTAATAATACCAATATAAACACTACCTGATATAGTAGTATTATCTATAAAATGCAACAAAATTGCAATAATAGATAATATGCCTATTACGACTATCGATATATATATAAATCTATGAGTATGCTTTTTTAAGAGCATATCATTCTTTCCTTTTTCAGAAGGATTTTCGATATAGACACTTCCTGTATTATTAATTCCATACAAATTATGACTATTTATAAAATCACCCGTTCGTTGTTCCATACTTGTATTCAATTATAGAAATTAATCTATCGATTTGCTCTTGAAATTTTTCTGTTGTCTTTTGATTGGATTCTACTATTTTTAAAAGAGTGTTATAGGCATCTGGATTTATATGAATCTCCTGCCCATTTACATTAACTCCAGCAACATGGCTATTAGAAATATCTCCAACTGTTTGAATCGGCTTCAACATTTCCCCTTCACCTGTAACTAACCAATTTGTATTCAGTTCAGGGAATCTATTAGATATTTTATTTATTGTGGTTCTCCTAGTTCCATCTCCCATCTTAGATACTGCTCCATTACTCAGATTTACAGCATTTTCAAAAGCTTGCACACTCAACCCGGTATGGGTAATAAATTGCATCAATCGTCCTTTTATGTCCATATAAAATCTTAATTTATTTTAAATATCTAACAACATTGATAGATATAATATAGATATATTAGATATTTATCTATATTTGCACCATAAAGTTAGTGCAAAAGTGCAATAACAGCAAAATAAAGTTGGAATAAAAACAGCAAAATAGATTATTCACTCTAAAAAAGACAAGATATGACACAAAAAGAATTCGAAGATAGAATCGGTGGAAAGTTCGTAGGTGATTATTCAGAAGTAGAAGAATTCTATATGAATACAGACCTTGATAAAGACCTTTTTTGTAAGCTGTGGATTGAAAATCCAACCGCACTTAAAGAGATAGAACGGAAGACCGTATTAATACGTGAACTATACGAAGAGCGTAAATGCCTTTCTAACCTTTTGATAGATCAAGCAGAAAAATGTAATGCAAGCGATTTGAGAGAAATGGCAATCGCTATGATTGGCGAACGTGAGTACCTCAGAAGAAAGATTGCTAAGGGTTATAACCTCTGGGATGATGATAAGAAGTTGTTGGATAATATTTTAAGCAAGGAATAATCATGGGATTTTCAAGATGTGCCACGTGCAAATACTTTAGTCGCAGCACTGAAAATAAAGCTATTGGTCTTTGCGCTAAAAGAGATTCCGAAAAATGGCTCGCAAATGGAAGGGCTTGTTTGGAATACGAAAAGAAAAAACAAAAATAGATAACCAATCCCGGCCGGGCTTGACCACCTTGCCGGGAACTCAGACAATAATATCAGGTATATGGAAAATCAATTAGAAATTATTAAATCCAATCTCCCTTATGGCTATGAGGGGAGCATTGCAAAAGAAGCAGGATGTTCAAAAGGTACAGTACATAATATCCTTAACAACAAGCCTGCATCTGCCCGTTCAGCTTATAAGGCTAAAGTTCTCACAATAGCAACCAGAATGGCTAAAGAAGCCTTGGAAGCCTCAAAAGGAGTTTCTAAAGCGGCAGCCGAATTAGAAACATTGCAAAATGGAACTACAAGCAAACAATGAATTAACCAAGCGTGAAAATCAGATCGCCGGACTTGCCTTTTGCGGACTCGCAAAGAAAGAAATGGCAGACAGGCTTCACGTGGCTTACGGAACTATCAACGTATTGCTCGACAAAGCATACAAAAAGACCGGAACCAGCAAATTAAATGAACTGGGGTCATGGTGGGCCAATAGAGTATTTACTCTAAACATAGATTTTCAACAGCTACAAAAAACGATTATAGCTCTTTGCTTCTTGGGAATAACAATATTCCAATTTTCAGTAGATAATCATCACGATTATTACTACCGAACAAGAAGAGGAAGAACGCAAAGATACAAGACAGAAGAAATATCTCAACCTAATTATAAACAGGCAGCATAGCATAGAGTTGCAATGTGTTTCAGATAGTGAAGAAAGCTCGTAACCAATAATTAACCAACCTAAGAAACAGCTAAAATGGGAGAAAGATATTTAGAAAGAATTGTAGCAAGCGGCATAAAAATCGGAACGATTCAGACGCTTAAAGCATTAGGGCTACTGCCGGAGGTGGTAACAATCTCCCAAGCAGAAAAGATATACGGACGTCGTCTCATTACAGAATGGCGTAGTAAGGAATGGATAAAGTTTTATCCTGCAAAGAACAAGGAACGCGGCAAGTATTATGTGAAAATGTCCGAACTAGAAACAGCAAGTGCCATGATGGATATTCATAACAAAGTACCGGCCAACATAATCAAAGTATTAATGCAAGTACCATGACTGCAAAAGATATACAAATAGGGCAGAACATTTCAGCCGGATTCTTTTTCCGGTGCGGACATTACGGGGATGATGTGGACTACGCCATTATTACCGGAGTGGTTATACGCAAATTGGAATGCTATAATCAGGTGCTTGTTGATGTCGATTTAGAACAATCGTTTAATAGTCCCGGCAAATCAGTCTGGGTACGGTTAGACAAAGCAGATTTTAATATTAACAACTAAAATTCTCATTATGAGCAGTATTATTCAAGTTAAGATGGAAGAGCTAAATGCGCTTCCAGCAACGAAAATTGTCGAAAATGAAGGTGTACAAGCAAAGTTTATTCAAATGTACAATGCAATTTGGGGTACGGATAAGGGTGAGCAGATGTACCACACAGAAGTATTCAATTTTCAAAAATTACTTCGGGATAACCCCGATGTAGCCACTTCAAGCAAAATGTCCCTTTATGGCTGTTTCCTTGATATCGCAGTCAATGGACTAACATTAGACCAGACAGGGCATCCGCTCTGCTATATTCTGAGTCGCAACTGCAAAACTGGGTACAAAAACGAACATGGGAACGATATTTACGAAAAACGTGCATACGTTTCAGTTACCGGCTACGGTGAACTTACCATGCGTATGCGTGCCGGCCAAATTAAATATGCTGACAACCCCGTCGTCGTTTATGAGGGAGACCATTTCAAGGCATCTTTAGTCAATGGAGTAAAAAACATCGAGTATGAAGCACAATGCCCCCGCACATCAACCAAGGTTATTGCAGCATTCATACGCATTGTACGCAATGATAATTCAGTGGACTATCAATGGCTCATGCAAGGGGATATTGAACGCTTGAAGCATTATAGCGAAAAAGCAAATTCCAAATGGAATGAGCAGACCAGACGGAGAGAACTTGGTAATGCCAATGCTTTATACACTTCCAATAATGGCGGTATTGACCCCGGTTTCCTTGAAAACAAAATGATTAAACACGCCTTCGACGCATACCCTAAAGTACGTACCGGAAAATATACCATTATGGCAACCGACCAGGAGGAAGAAGAAATCATCGATTATGGAATTGTGGAAGATGCCAATATTGCACAGGAAGACCCAAACATTCCTTTCGGTGAAGAAAAACAGCTCACCGCACCGGAACCGGTATCTGTAAATGTCAGCAAAGCAGATGAAGAAGAAGGATTCTAACCATTAATACTTAAAGCTATGTCAACAGAATTAATAAAAGTAGAAGAGTTTACCTCTTTAATGAAAAGTGCCCCTGACGCCTTAGGCAAGAACCAAAAATCAATAGCCAACTGTAATTCAGCGGGACAGGCAATCTTAGATACGATTCAAGGAGAAGGTATGACTGATGAACTGGATGCCAAAGCTGCGGAGTATCTGAAGAAAGTCAATGTTACAATTACCAACATGAAAAGCCGTCGTGCGCCTGTTACCCAACTATTCGACCGTATCCGATCCATTTTCACGACAGATGAAAAAGCTATTGACCCAAAAGACAAATCAACAATTCCGGGCAAAATAGCTGCAGAACGTGACAGATATGCAGCACTGAAGCGTGAAGAAGAAAGAAGGAAGCAGCAGGAAATGCAACGACAAGCCAATATTGAAAAGGAAAAAGGAATGTATCGGCTTGCTATTGAACAGGCTATCAATACACACATGAGTTCCTATTTTGCCGAACAACAGAAGAATCTGAGCCATATTTGGGAAAGCATTACACTGGCTACATTTGAGCTGAAAGAAAAGAGTATTAGAGGTTGGTCAACTCTGTATCCTCGTGAGCACTTCGACACTTTCAATAAAGATATTACAACTTACTATCTGGACGCACAAACCAAAGAGAATATCAAGGCTGAAATTCTAAGCAATAAATATTCCGCTTTCTCTCAACAGTATAAGTTTGACATGGAGGATTTACGTCAGTCATTTATTGACCGTCTTTCCTCCAAAAAGCAAGAACTTATTGAGGAAGAAGAATTGCGTAAGAAAGATGCTGAAGCTGCTGCCAAAGCGGAAACCGAAAGGAAACAACGGGAAGAAGAGGAGCGAAAACAACGTGAACTTGAAATACAGCAAAAAGAACATGAGCAGCAACAAAAAGCGGAATCTTCTATACAATCCGCACAAATGAATAGTCTGTTTGCAACGGCTGCCGCTTCTGTTACAACAAGAACCAGCAAAGCCAAAGTGACTGAAAGGATTAAAATACTACACCCTGCCGGCTTCTTGGAAATATATCAGATGTGGTGGATAAATGAAGGTCAGAATCTGACAATAGAAGAACTTGAAAAAATCCACAAAAAGATGATTTCCTTCTGCGAAAAGAAAGCTAACAGCGATGATGAAATGAAAATCAAATCAAAATATATCCGATACGAAGAAGAAGTTAAAGCAGGAAAGTAATGGCAAATCCGGATTCATATTACTTGCGTACAGAAGTCAGCAACTCCGATCTGACAGAACTCAAAAACTATCTTTATCCCCGTACCCAGTATGGGGATAAAGAAAAAGCCTTCAAGTTTGGGACATTGGTAGATGCACTTATTACCGAAAACGAACGGGTACATTATAGTAAGCGCATGGTGGATGATGTAACCTATTCACGGGAAGATTTCGAGTTAGGCCTTGCCATGAGGGAAGCTTTAAGAAAAGAGGCAAGAAAAGACGAGTTCCTTAGAGCCGTTCTTTCCAACTCCGATACCCAGAAATTCATGGTAAACAAATCCCAGCGATTTCTCTACGGAAACTTTGAGTACACTCTTGATACCCGGTGTAAATGGGATTGGTGGTTACCGAGTTTTGGATTTGGCGGAGATTTAAAGACCACTTTTGCAGAATCACAAAACCAGTTCAATGAAGCTATAGATTTTTTTGATTGGGACCGTTCCAGAGCATGGTATATGGATATAGCAGGAAGCCAACAGGACTTTATCTATGCCATCAGCAAGAAGAACCTGAAAATATTCAAAGCATTCATTAGACGAGACGATGATACCTATAAACGTGGGAAAGAGAAATATGATGAATTGGCTTTTAAATGGTGGCAACTAATGGTCTAATTATATTTTATCAGAAAAATGAATAGAAAATTATTAAAAGCATTAGATGATAATGGCTTCGTTACTATTGATTTTCCCGAAGGAAGTGTGAAAGTCAATCCAGATACTTTGCAAGTATATACTCCCAAGGGGTATCCTGCAAAACAAAGGATTCTTTTCGGTTATAAGGCATCAATTATAACCTTCTGTTTAGGAAACAAACGACAAAAGACATACCATCTTTTCGAACACCGATTAGTTGTATATCTTTTTGGTGACGCAAATCACAATGTTATCAGCAAAGTTGCAGGAGGTGGCAGTAAGTATGAAATTATAGATCATTTAGACTCTAATAAGTTAAACAATCTTCCTGAGAATTTGCAAATCGTTACTAAAAGGCAGAATTCTAGTAAAGAGAAAACAATAAAGTCTGGGTTGCCTGTTGGAGTATCTTTAGACAAAAGAAGAAACAAATATCAAGCCAAGATCCAAATAAACGGTAAGAGAAAAACATCCAAATGCTTTGATACACCATCTGAAGCCAGCCAAGCTTATATTGAAATGCTAAATTCGTTATAATATGAACATACTTATCACACCCAAAGAACAAATCTGCAAGGAACTTACAGATATTGACTCATTCCTCAATATAACAATGAGCGAAAATGCAGAAGAAGCCGTATTGCGCGGAAATGACTTGGCTGTATATGTCGCCCGTTCAGGCAAGTTATTAGCTGATGCTAAATATTGGCTTAACGAAGCCATGAATTCCGAAACAATGAAAACACTTGCCGAAACAGCAAAAAATGCCAAGGCTACAGCTACGGCAATAAACGCTTTAGTAAACTCCCTTTGCAGGGAAGAACGATATTTGGTCGATTGGTGTGAACGGTGCAATCGAACCGCAACACATCAGCTATCATGGTGCGTGACAGTAATAAGCAAAGCCAAAGAAGAAATGAAAATGGCTGGTATGTACAACAATAACAACAGACAAAAATGCTAAACGACCAAGAAGCACCCAAATACTTGCTTTGGCTTCTTATAGCCATTATCCTAATGGGATTAGACGAAAACATTACTGGATTCCCATTCATCATGGGAGCCGGTATAATCATATATCTATTTATTAACATGCTTATTCTTACATCAAAGGATGAGCCTAAAAAAGAGAACAATGGAAACTGCAAAAATTGACATCAAGCAGGCTGTCATTAAAAAAGACAGATTAAATGTTGTGTACAACGAGCGATTCACAGAAGCCAACTACACAAACAAGGTTACCAAGAATTGCGACCAAATCGTACATTCCGAACTGAAGGAGATTTTTAATCACTTGAAACTGCATCTTGTGGTATTATGCGAGCAACCCGAAGCGGAAAAAATCTACAAATCAAGTTTTACATCACCGGGCTTTGATGAAACTCTGAATAACTACTTCATTACCGGATATGCCAATGATAGTAACGATGGAGTACCGGGTATAACCATAATGGGAGGCAAATTACTACAATCCGGTAAAATTGTGGATTTGAAAATCTTTACTCCATTCGGAGACGAAGAATATAAATTTTCAGAAGAACTACAAATAGATGCAGCAGCTTGCGATGCGGAAGTGGAAGCATATCTCTTTGAAGAGAAATGGGGCATTAAGCAAGAGCGGTTAGACTTTGATAGCGATATCCCCGATGAAGCTGTTACCGATACAGAAGAACTTCCTGCAGAAGAAGAAAAGCCTAAAAGAAAAAGCAGAAAGACCAAAACTATAGCTCCTGCCGCTTAATCAAATTCGGGGCTGATTTCGTCAGCCCCATAAAACTCTAAATTACAAGTCATGATTATAGAATTAAAAGGAAACGTTTTTGAAGTTACTTTCAAGTACAAGCCCACTATTGTTGACAGAATACGTCAAATCACAGGCAAGAGATATGACGGAAGCAGAAAGAAATGGCTTATTCCTGTTTCCAGTCGTGTCGAACTTGAAAAAATGGTCTATCAAATCAGACCATTTGAAAATATCCAATGGGTTACAGGACAACAGAAACAAGAAGAAGAGGAAGAAGTTGCATACAATATACCGGAGCTGCCGGAGCTTGATATTCCCCACTTACTAAAAGTAAACCCATATCCCTATCAATTAAAAGGAATTGCAAGAGGATTACAGCTCAAACGATTCATGAATTGCGACGAGCCGGGCCTCGGAAAGACACTGCAAAGCATTGCAACCATTAATCTTGGGAATGCCTTTCCTTGTTTGGTTATTTGTCCTTCTGCCTTAAAGGTTAATTGGGAAAGAGAATGGCATAAGTTCACAGATAAAAAGGCAATGGTACTGACGGACAAAGTACGAGATACATGGACTTTCTTTTATCAGACTGGCATGTATCAGGTATTCATCGTTAATTATGAATCGCTTAAAAAATACTTTGTACAACGTATCAAAAAAGAATCTGGTTGGACTTTAAGAGATGTGGAATTCAGAAACAGCATCCAACTTTTCAAATCTGTAATCATTGATGAAAGCCACCGTTGCAAATCATCATCCACTCAGCAGGCTAAATTCTGTAAAGGTATATGCAATGGTAAGGAATGGGTTATTGAACTTACCGGAACTCCAGTTGTCAATAAGCCTAAAGATTTAATTCCGCAGTTATCTATCCTTTCCAGAATGGAAGATTTTGGAGGATATAAGACATTCGTCAATAGATATTGCTCCGGCCAAAATGAAGCATCAAACCTGAAAGAGCTTAACTATATGTTATGGACTAAATGTATGTTCCGGCGTGAAAAGTCATTGGTGCTAACAGACCTTCCCGATAAAATACGACAAGTAAATACTTGTGAGATAACTAACCGTAAGGAGTATATCGATGCAGAGCGTGATCTTATCATGTACCTACAGAAATATAAAGAAGCGGATGATGAAAAGATAGAGAAAGCATTACGAGGTGAAGTCATGGTACGTATTAATATCCTCCGCCAAATATCAGCCAGAGGGAAAGTACGTGATGTAATTGAGTTCGTAAAAGACTTTCGTGAGAATGGAAAGAAAATCATCCTCTTTTGCTCACTTCACGAAGTGGTAGATCAACTGAAAAGTTATTTTCCTACGGCTGTATCTGTAACAGGAAGGGACTCACAAGATGAGAAACAAAGAGCAGTGGATTCTTTTCAAAACAATCCCAAAACGGATATTATCATCTGTTCCATTAAAGCTGCAGGAGTCGGACTGACCCTAACTGCATCAAGCAATGTTGCCTTTGTTGAATTCCCCTGGACTTATGCCGATTGTTGCCAGTGCGAAGACCGTGCGCATCGTATAGGGCAAAAGGATTCTGTAACCTGTTACTATTTCCTCGGCCGACGTACCATTGACGAGAAAGTTTACCGTATCATTCAAAATAAGAAAGCCATTGCCAAAGATGTTACCGGTTCCACGGAAGATATAGAAGAGAATATCGTTGATATGGTAGCTAATATTTTCAGCACAGATTATGATGATGAAGGTTTCTAATGGTAAAGCTATGGAAAAAGATATTAAACGTTTTGATTATTGGTTTTCTCATAATTATCAAGAACTGCGTAACAAGCTCTATGGAGCATTTTTTAATGAAGATATATTTCATGATACATACCTGTATATTAGAAGTATTATCAAGACAAATAATGTTTCATTAATAGACTTCGAACCTTTCTTTATTGTGTGCTACAAAAGAAACAAGCAGAAAAATTTAACCAAAGAAAATCGATATTGCAAACTTGATATGTCTTTCTTCCAATCAATAAAAGCCGATGAAGAATTAGACATAGAAGAGCTTAGTAAACCTGATAGACTGGCATATAGCATTTTGTCTTTCATAAAGAAGCAAAATTCAGCTATAGACTATAGGCTATTTAAATTAAAAGTCTATGACACAAATTGTTCATACCAAGATTTATCGGCATATACAGGTCTATCTCCAAATATAGTTTATCGAAAAATAAACTCCATCATCCGAACAGTTCAACAAGAACAGTTTTTTCGCAAGCAGTATTCATCTATTGCTATTATATAATTAACCTATAGATAATTAAAGACATGAAACTCGTAGTTTATAACAAAATGAATGCCTTACCTTTTGGGCAGAAATCAAAAGAAAGAACAATCAGATTTAATCAAAGCAATGGGGTTATTTACATCTCTAGATTTCTAGCAAAGGAAATGGAACTCAAAGATGGCGATAAGATTATATTCGCCAATGATGAAGAAAGCAAAAAAGACTGGTTTATCGGTAAAACAAATGATGAATATGGTTTTGTTCTGCATTCCAGTAAAGCAGGTGTCCGTGTCCAAAGCAAATTTATCTGCAACTCCGTACTAAATGCCACCAAGACGAATTGTAATGCAACATTCCTTGTTGCCAAAGAAGCAACAGAATACAACGGAAATAAATTTTTCAAGATTATCACCTCTAGTCCTTTTATTACAATTCCAAGGAAACATCCTACAAACAAAAAACTTAAATGATGACACCACAACAAAAAATAGACCGACTGAAAAAAGCCGGCTATCAAGTTCAAGAAAAGGGTAATAAAATCCGTGCCGCTAAAGGTTCTTTGATAATCAATGGCACTATAAACCAAGTACACAAAGAAGTTTTTAACCGATAATTATATTGATATGAATACGTATAGCAAATATGTACCCAATGTTTTTCTCGCAAAATGCAGTGAAAAACACGAAAAAGGAGAAGTTATTGAAGTTACAACCAAATATGGCAAAGAGAATGAATGTATTGTATTCAATCTCATCTATGAACGTGAAGGCTTTTATTATTACTCCATCGTCAGAGCTGACGGATTTAATGTGCAAGAATGGGCCAAACAAAGAGCCGAGCGCCGCCATGATTGGGCCCATTCTGCCGGACAAAAAAGTAACGAATATTTCAACCGCTCGAACAAAGACAAAGATTTTCTTTCTCTTGGAGAGCCAGTTAAGGTCGGGCACCATAGTGAGAAACGGCATCGAAAAGCGATTAATGATGCTTGGAACAATATGGGAAAAAGTGTTGAATTTAGCGACAAGGCTGCCGAACACGAAAGAATTGCCAAATATTGGGAAGAAAAGGCAAACACTATCAATCTTTCTATGCCGGAAAGTATCGATTTCTACGAACACAAGTTAGAGAAAGCGAAAGAATATCATGAGGGTGTTAAGTCTGGCAAATATCCACGTGAACACGCTTATACTCTCACTTATGCCAAGAAAGCTGTTAATGAAGCACAAAAGAATTACGAATTAGCTAAAAAACTATGGGGAGATTATCTGACGAATGGTGTTGTATGAACTGCGCCCGATTGAACGAATGTTTAATGAATGAACCAGATTTAAATTTACTTGACTATTGCGTGGCATACAGAGATTTAGAAAATAAAGAAGATTAATTTAAAACGGAACAGTTATGAAACAGACAGTAGAAGAAGCGGCAATGAATTTTGCCAATTATGAATCTAATAATTTAGATAAATTGCCTTTTAAGGTAAAAACATTGGTTGATTATGACAATGGACTAACAAGAGGTTTTAAGAAAGGTGCAGACTGGCAAGCAAAGCAATCTCCGTGGATAAGCGTTGAGGAACAGTTGCCAGAAGAGGGGCAAAAAGTTTTTGTTTTGGTGATGTGTTATGGCACACCATGTATTCGAGAAGAAAAGTTTTGTAGAAATAGCAATTTAGATAAAAAGGGAATGTGGATTCACGGAAACAGTATCGTGCTGGCATGGTTTCCCATCCCCTCTTTCGATGAGATACTCGAAGCCAACAAGGATGTACTGGAACGGATTAAGGAGAAAGGAGACTGAATTATGGATAAACAAACCAACAATATTTGCTGTGAAAAATGCAAGCATTATCTCCATGTAGTAGATAGAGAGAACCGTTCTCGCGGATATGTATGTGCTTTATGGCTGGACGGGATAGCTGGTAGTTTGGACTGGTTCTATCCGGATGTGAAATGTTTCGAGAAAAATACAAGAGATGGAAAAGTACAGAATTAAGACACATGGAGTATATGGCCATATTTTTGACGTTCAAGTGAAAAAATGGTATGGCTGGGTACTTGTTAAGAGGTTTAAGGCGGATGTGAGTTCTAACGACACGATGATAGACAATATTTATTACTGTGAAATACTATCCAAGGAACTTTTGGAAAAATTGGAGGAGGAATTATGAAATCAAAACAAGTATTATCAGTCGAACAGATGAAACATTTGCAGGAGCTTGGGCTGGATACAAGCGATGGAAGCATGTG